CCAATGCTAACTTTATACTAAATTATAACTTTGGTATTAGACTAGGTAATGATGATCAGAATGCTCTTAGACTGGGTATAGAAAAAGGAGACTTCTTTTTTAACATTGGTAACAGTTTTAGAAAAGCAAACTTATATGAAAAGTTTGGTGATGGAGTTGTACAAGGCAATGAGGAACTAGAGCCTGAAAAAGGTGTAGGTGTTGAATTAGGATATGGTGTATTAAGTGTATTCATGTATGATTTTGAAGAAGCAATAGAATATGTTCCAGGATATTATACAGATGTTATTACAGCAACATTGGAACTTAATGCTGATTTATCTGTAAATAAAGACGGCACATATGGTGGTTGTGTATTAGATCCTAATTATACAGCATCAGATGGTATGCCATTAGGTTGTGTTTACACATTAGTAGAAGATAATAATCCAGTTTATACTATGCCTACCTATGCTAACACAGGAGAATACACCACAGCAGGTATGAGATATGCAAATAACTTTGGTCCTCTTTTTGTAATGTTAAAATATACAGATACAGATCAAACCAGAGTACCTAAATTTGCTGGTGTATTACAATACAGCGAAGACTTTTTTAATGTAAACTTTAGAATAAAGTATGCATTTAATTTAGATAGAGCACCTGGACCTTATGATGTATTAGAAGAAGGACAGGAGTATTTAGAAGACTTGAATAAGTTAAACTTGTATGTGACAAAACAGTTTACAAATGGTTTAACAATTTCCTTTAAAGCAGAAAACATAACAGACGAAGTAGTAGAAGTTGTTCCTTTTTATAATACACAAGGTACAGAATATTACTTGACATTAGGGTACACTTGGTAGTATAATACAGTATGGCAAAATGTGTTTTAGAAATTAGAGACGAGGTTAATGTTCGTTTCAAAGGACTTGATGTAAAAGCAAGGCGAAAGATTTCTGATGCCTGTAAATATTTTTTACCACATGCTTATCATATGCCTGCTTATAAGTTAGGCAGATGGGACGGCTGTGTAAGGTATTGTGACATTGGTGGCAGAACATATTTCCATTTATTAGATAAACTTGTTCCTATTATTACTGCTGAAGGTTATGAAATAGAAGTACAAGATAATCGTAAGCCTTGGGAATTTAGTTTCCAACATGTAAATCAACAAAGTTATGAACATGTAAAGTGGCCTAAAAAACATCCAGCAGAAGGACAGCCTGTAATACTTAGAGACTATCAGGTTGATATTATAAACAAGTTTTTAGATAACCCACAATGTTTACAAGAGATTGCCACAGGTGCAGGTAAAACACTTATAACTGCCGTGTTAAGTCATAAATGTGAACCATATGGTAGAACAATAGTAATTGTTCCTAACAAAGATTTGGTTGTACAAACAGAAAAGGACTATAAAAATTTAGGCATGGATGTTGGTGTACTTTACGGAGACAGAAAAGAATATGATAAGACACATACAATATGTACATGGCAAAGTTTAAGTGTATTGGAAAAGAAAAGTAAAAATTATGAAGCAGATTTCCCTATAGATGAGTTTTTAGAAGATGTTGCCTGTATTATGGTAGACGAGGTTCACAAAGCCAAAGCAGATGTATTAAGAAACTTATTGAGTGGTGTGTTTGCTCATGTACCTATTAGATGGGGACTTACAGGAACTATTCCTAAAGATGAACATGAAGCAGTAGGTTGTACTTGTAGTTTAGGACCTGTGATAGGAAAAATGAGCAGTAAAGATCTACAGGATAAGGGTGTACTTGCTGATTTAGATATTAATGTACTACAACTGCAAGACGGTATGATTCAGTTTAGTAATTATGCACAAGAGCTAAAATGGCTAGTAACTGATGAAAAAAGGTTAAAAGAAATATCAGAAATAATAAAAAGTGTTGCTATAAATGGAAATACGTTAGTATTAATAGACAGAATAGCAACAGGAGAACGTTTAGAAGAATTAAATCCAGATTGGGTATTTGTTTCAGGTTCAATGAAACAACAAGATAGACAAGATAATTATGATGACGTATCTGAAATGGATAATAAAGTTATAGTAGCAACATATGGTGTTGCGGCTGTAGGCATAAACATACCCAGAATATTTAATCTGGTAATGTTAGAGCCAGGAAAAAGTTTTGTAAGAGTAATACAAAGTATTGGCAGAGGCATAAGAAAAGCCTCTGACAAAGACTATCTTAATGTATTAGATGTAACTAGTAACTTAAAATATAGTAAAAGGCATCTTACAAAAAGAAAACAATTTTATAAAGAACAAGGATTTAGATTCCAAGTTACAAAAGTTGCATACAAATAAAAAGGAAAAAATATGAAAATACTTACAGTAGAAAATAATACATACGATATAGATTGCGTACCTGATGAAATAGATGATATTAGGTATTGTGTACTTGACGGAGGAGATCCAGAGTATGTAGACTTTTATTTTCTTCCATTGATATTTTTAGAGAGTTTCCATGCTCCTGCAATATGTTTACAAATTGGCGAGTATAATGTACAAATGCCAATGGATTGGAGTGTACTACTTTGTGATGAAGATCTAGATGGTATAGAAGTATTGCCATTAGCAAGTTTAAACAATAGAGGATTTAGAGTGTTAGTAATGAATCCATTAACAACCAGGATACCACAGAGCCAAGAAATAGGTATTACAAATGTGTACCAGGATGTAAAATGGTATTTCCCTAAATTAAAAAATGGTCATATGTTAGCAGTTCCATTAGAAGATGGACCTAATCCAAAGTGTGCATATTTTGTAAAAGATGCAAATAAAGTTAAAAATATCCAAATAGCAGATCTTGTATGATAGAAGTTTTGTTTTGGAGTTTAATTGTAATTACATGGGCGTCAGTAGGCTTACATGTAATAAAAGAGTTTGTGAGAAATCACATAGAATAGGAGAATAAAATGATAGAACCAAGTATTAACAAACCTAGTCTATTTAGAAGAACTGTAATGGGACTTGTAAATGGCTGGAGACGTGTAATGGATGTGAGATACAATCCATTAAGAGTAATCAAAGACCCGAGTCTGCAGACATACTTTATGTTGGTATTATTTACTATATGGAGTGTGTTCTTTGGCTTCTTAGCCGCAAACTACTTAGGGTTTTTTAATTATAATACTGTTATCAGTATTGTAATACATATTTCTATTTTGCTACCATTAGCATTCACTAATGCAATCTTTGTTGATGCAGAACGTGATGGGCATAAATGGTTAAAAGAATGGAAAGAAGAGCAGAATAGATATACTATTATAACAAACAGACTAAAAAAGAAAAATTTAGTTATGTGGGATCCGAGCAAGGAGGCATAATGGCAATATCAGATGAAATGAGAGAACAACTTGAAATGGTTGTTCAGTATGGTGATCAAATAAAAGCAATGTTCAAAGAACAAGATGACGTTGACTATGAAATTGGTGACTATGATGAACCTATCACACAAATGTTAGGTCATATGAATGAAGTAATGGAAACAATTGACGGAGGTTGGTAAAAATGTCAAAAAGAAGATTTAGAATAGAAGGCGGCAGATACGGTGGAGAACTTGTTTTAGGAGAAGTAAATCCATCATTTGTAAGTTATTATGCAGAACTAGATGATACTAGTGAACTTATTGATGCAGTATTAGAAGCAGAAGATTGGGAACCAAAAGAGGACGAAGATAATGATACATTATTAGATCCAGAAGGCCCACCACACCCTGCATGTCCAGGTGAAGATTTTTACATGTGGGAAAATGATGAATTTGAACACATTAATAGTGCCTATGCAGATGGCGGATTTACAGTATATGAAGTTCCAGCAGATGGCTCAGAAGATTATGATTATGAAAAAGAAGTCTACGAAGGAGAAGCAATCCATGTATATGGCAGAGAAGGCGGATACTTTAGTACTGATGACGAACCAGAAGTAATAAACGAAGAAGATGAAGACGGTAACAAATATGTTCCTGTCTTATGTTTTCATAGTTGCGAAAAAGGTTCTTTTGGTGCTTGGTTTGTGGAAACAGACGGCGAAGATTTTGATGAGTTTAAACTTGGAATGGGTGTTGTTGAAACAAATTTAGGTGAATTTGTTGATGCAGTATTTTACGATAAAGTGGAATTAGATTGCGAATATGATTACAATGACACAACCGGTAAAAGTTATGACGCTCAAGTAGGCTGGTTAAATACTAAGTGGCATGATAGTCAGGAAAACATTAATGAAAACATTGATGAATATCTTGCAGAGTTTGAAGATAATGCAGAATGGGAAAGGGAAAATAGATGAAACGAATTTTAATTTGTGGACTACCAGGTTCAGGTAAATCTACTCTTGCAGAAAAACTAGTTAGTATTTTAGGAAATGCTGACTGGTATAATGCAGACGATATTCGTAAAAAATTTAATGATTGGGACTTTTCTATAGAAGGCAGAGAAAGGCAAATGAAACGTATGCAGGATTACGTTCGTAAGAGTGTTGCTAAAGGTAATTATGGCATTGCAGACTTTGTGTGTCCAACCAATGAACTTAGAGAAAAATTTATGCCTGAGTATGTTATTTGGATGAATACCATAGAAGAAGGCAGGTTTGAAGATACTAACAAATTGTTTGAAAAACCACAAGGTCCCATTGATGTTGAAATAAAAGCAGACGAATGGTGGACAGAAGAAGCGGTAGAGCACTTTGCTAGGCTTATAGCAGTAGATATCAAAGACCATGAATTCCAACCTAAACTTCCTGTTACACAAATGCTAGGAAGATTTCAACCCTGGCACGAAGGACATCAAAAGTTATTTGAAAGAGCACTAGCAAAACATGGACAAGTTGCAGTAATGGTCAGAGATATGCCATTAAGTGATGACAATCCGTGGCAGGTAGATGATGTTTGTGAACTTGTTGAACTTGCATTGGCTGACTTTGCCGGTAAGTTTAGAGTATATAGTGTTCCAAATATTATGAATATTACTTACGGCAGAGGCGTAGGTTATAAGATTGAAGAGGAAGTTCTCGATGAGGAAACACAACAAATTAGTGCAACTAAGATTCGAGAACAGATGAGAAAGGATGGCGAACTATAAAGTCTATGAAATAAAATTCAATGACGGAATGGTTTATTACGGTTATACAGCAAAGCCTTTTAAAATGAGAATGGCAGAGCATATGACAAGTAGCCAAAAAGGCAAGAACAAGTTATATAAAAAAATGCGTAATGCAGAATATGATTGTGATTGCAGAGTTATTAATAGTTTCCCAACAATGGAAGAAGCATTGGATTGGGAGAAGAAACTTATAAAAAGGACTCCACATGATTTGAAACTTAATACAAGTTGGGGTGGAGAGAATGGAGAAAATAATTTTAGACGATGGAAACAACAAGATATCATTAAAAAGTATTTTAAAAGGAAAAAGTCTAAATACAAGTTTTAGCCATCCTGCTTATACGAGGTATCCACATTTAAAGCCACAACCAACTGATGCACAATATACAGATTGGAAAGAGTGGTTTGCATGGAAACCAGTAACACTACTTTCTGGAAGGAGAGTATGGTTGCAAAAAATATATAAAAGAGAAAGGACGGTGCAATGGGTACCTCCTGCTTTCCCTGAAGGATCGTTTGATCGTATTGAATATTCTACTTGGGAAGACATAATGGAAAACAAATTTAAATAGGAAAACAAAAAATGTACGAATTTACAAGTGAGAGTGTTAGTAAAGGGCACCCAGATAAGATAGCAGACCAAATATCAGATGCTGTAGCAACATATCTTATAGATAAAAATATATCACATAGAGCGGCTGTAGAAACTTTAGTTACTACAAATATGGTTACACTTGCTGGAGAATATAAAAGCGATAAGTTTGATAAAATATATATTGAAAAACTTATACGGGCTATAATAAGAGATATTGGCTATGAGCAAACCGGGTTCCATTGGGAAAAGTTAAAAGTTTACAATGAACTACATGGACAAAGTCCAGATATTGCACTAGGCACAGACGATTTCGGAGCAGGAGATCAAGGTATCATGTTTGGATATGCATGTAATGAAACTCCTAATAATATGCCTAGTGCAATTTATTACAGTCATGAAATATTAAAGGCATTAGACAATGCCAGAACAAATGGTGCAACATGGCTAGGTCCAGATAGTAAAGCTCAGGTAACCTATTTTTATGACAGTATTGGCAAGCCAATGTACATTAAATCTATTGTATGTAGCACTCAGCATAGTGAAGACTTAGATATAGAAGAGGTTAGAGAACGTGTAATAGATATCATTTTGCCTGTAGTAAAAGATCAAATTCATGTACTTAAAACGGTATGGCATATAAATCCTACAGGCAGATTTGTAATTGGTGGTCCTGATGGAGACACAGGACTAACAGGAAGAAAAATTGTTGTAGACACTTATGGGGGATATGCTCCACATGGTGGAGGTGCCTTTAGTGGAAAAGATTGCACTAAGGTAGACAGGAGTGCCGCCTATATGGCCAGATACTTGGCAAATAATGTTGTAGGTTGTGGACAAGCAGATAACTGTACTGTACAATTAAGTTATGCTATAGGTATAAAAGAGCCTACTAGTGTATATGTTTATGCTGATGGAGAAGTTAGAGACGACTTATCAGAAAGTATTATAGATAAAGTAGACTTAACTCCTAAAGGTATAATTGATAAGTTTGACCTATTTAATTTAGATTTAACTAAAACAACTAATTATGGTCATTTTGGTAAAAGTGACATGTTATGGGAAAGAATAAATTTATGGACATAAAAGAAAGTATTAGAACAGTTCCTGATTTTCCTATAGAAGGAATACAGTTCAGGGATATTACAAGCCTATTAGAAAGCCCAGAAGCTCTTAATAAAGCACTTATAGACATGACTGCTAGTTGTATGATGTTTAAAGCAACAAAAATTGTAGCAATAGAAAGCAGAGGGTTTATTTTTAGTTCTCCAATTGCTAGAGATATGGAGTTACCTTTAATACTTGCAAGAAAGCCTGGTAAATTACCTAACCCTACATATCAAAGAAGTTATAAGTTAGAATACGGAGAAACATCGCTACACATACAGCAAAATTCAAATTTAAAGCCTAATGATAAAATTGTTATTATAGATGACTTGATTGCAACAGGTGGTACAGCCACAGCAATAGCAAGTTTAATTTGCCAATGTTGGAATATACCTAGAGAAAATATTTTAATTCTGGCCGCAATAGACTTGCCCGATTTAGGTGGAAGTGCTATAATAAAAGAAGCAGGATTTAATGTAGAAACATTAATAGAGTTTGAAGGAGAATAATAATGGAAATTATAAATTTTATAATTGGAATTATTTTTTTAATTGGTGCAGGTGCTTTTGCAATAGGTTCCTCTATATTGGTACATGAGAAAAAAGAAAGATACAGAGCAGGAACACATGATTATTATGATAATGAGATTAAGTAATGGCTAAAAAACCGCAAATTCCGTTAAAAGATATAATGGCGGCGATTGACAAAAAGGATAGAAACTTTTATAATAACCTAACGGATGAAGGTAAAAAAGCCTTTAGTGCCTGGATGATGATGAGGTATTGTAGTAGTGTGCAAGGCAGAGATGCCGCAGACTATATTTTTATGACAAATGAATGTGTAAATTATCAGTTTAGTGAAGTAAGCAAACATCCTGAATTGCAATGGCTATTACTAAGTGTTTGTGGAACAGGAAAAATACAGTTTCATCCATACTTAAAACCGCCTAACAGCAGAAAAAAGAAAAGTAAGGTGTTTGATTTTATATACGAAACATTCCCTCACATGAAAGCAGAGGACATTAATAACTTAATATCATTAAATAGTAAAGAAGATCTAAAAGCAATGGCTCAAGATCATGGATATGATGACAAAACAATCAAGGACATCTTTGGAAAATAAATGTAAATGGTGCGAAAAAGTATTTATGAGTGAAAGAACTCTAAGTGCTCATATGTGTGTAAAGAAAAGACGTTGGGCTGACAAGGATCTTACACATATAAGATTAGGCTATAGAGTATTTCAAATGTTTTATGAATTAAATACACAAATCAGTAAGCCTAAAACTATGGAAGATTTTATTCGCAGTCAATACTATGAAGGATTTACAAAGTTTGGTAGAAGTTGTGTGGTTAATGAATATTTACAGCCTGAAAAATTTGCAGAATGGTTAATAAAAGAAGGTAAAAAATTAGCAGATTGGAGTAAAGATAAATTATATGATGAGTTTTTACTTAGTTATGTTAGAAAAGAACCCGGTTTAAAGGCATTAGAAAGGACTATTATATATTTTAACAAATGGAGTGAAGAGACTGAAAATGACTGGCAAGATTATTTTAAAATAGTAACACCAGCAAGAGCAGTTCATGATATCAGAAGTGCAAAAGTTAGTCCTTGGGTATTGTATTTAAGTGAAACAGGTGGTGAATTACTTACACGATTTAATGATGAACAAGTTGAAATGATAAAGCACATTATAGATACAACATTTTGGATGAAGCAGTTTGGACACAATAAAGAAGAAGTTCAAGAAATTAAAACAACATGCGAGGTAGCAGGAATATGAAAGACTTAATAGAAAAAACATCACAATGGCATCATGATAGAAACTTAATTGATGGTGCAACAAGTAAGGATCAAGTATTAAAATTGATACAAGAAGTTGGAGAACTTTCAGATAGTGTATGTAAAGGAGAAGATGTAAAAGATGATATAGGAGATTGTCTTGTTATTCTTATCAACATTGCTGAAAGAGAAGGCACAACACTAGAAGAATGTCTAGCAGTAGCATATGATGACATCAAAGACAGAAAAGGTCGTATGGTAGACGGAATATTTGTAAAAGAAGAATGAATAAGAAACAAGAATTACTTACAATCACAATGGAAGAGTGTGGCGAGCTGGTACAGGCTTGTAGTAAACTAATAAGATTTGAAAAAGATAGATGTCCTGATGATATGAGTAACTTACAAGATGAAATTGGCGATTTGATGTGTATGATTGAATTATTAAAAAGAGATGGGTTTGTAACAGAACAGCAAATTAAAGACAGAATGTTTTTAAAAGAACAAAAATTAATGAAGTGGAGCTCGTTATTTAATGAAGATTGATTTTGATGTAGATATAGATATGGCTAACAGAGATGACTTTTTAAAAGTTATTAGCCACACACCTGCAAGTATTGAAAAGGATGGTAAGTTTACTAAGCACAATACTGGTGTCTACTTTCAAAATATTCCTAAATTTCCCTTACAAGGCTATAGTACAATAGATCATAAACAAGCAGAACAAGAGGGCTGGTTTAAAGTTGACTTTTTAAATAATCATGTATATACAAATATTGTTGATGAAACACATTTAGATAAATTAGTAAACACAGAGCCTATGTGGGAACTATTTGAACATAAAGAAGTTGTAGAACAATTATTTCACATAAGCAATCATTTTGAAATTGTAAAACAACACCCTCCTAAAAGTCTTGAACAATTAGCAATGATACTTGCGATTATACGCCCTGGCAAAAGACATTTAGTAGGTAAAACTTGGGAACAAATAGAAGCAGATGTTTGGGTAAAGCCTAATGATGATAGTTACTTCTTTAAAAAGAGTCATAGTTATGGCTATGCTTTAGCAATCATTGTACAATTAAATAGGATTTGTGAAGGTTAGTCAGTTTTACGAACTAGTTGTACACCACGTCTTTTAATTCTTTTTCTAATTAAATTCTGTAAAGATGTCATAGGACCAAATAAAACTTCTACATCTTTCATTACAAATGTAGAAAGGTAAGGAAGATATTCCTTCATTTCATGATTAAGAAAAATGTCTATAGGTAATTGTCTATTTGATTCCCACCACCAAAGTTCTCCAAGTTCTAGAAAACCTTTTTTAATTTCCATAGAAGGCATTTTATTTACATCATAAAATGTAAGGATTGTATTATCATGATTTACAACTATACCTACGTACTCATTTCCTCCATAGGTGATTGCTGTTATAAAAGGGTATTTTTCTTGTGCTAGTTCTATCAGTTTTGTCTTGTCCACAATGTTATTTATGTTAGATAGTGATAAATAGTACAATATAAAGAGTAAGAAATTATGAGCTACGGCGATCACAAATTATTTTTATACGAAACGAGTGCTGATCTTGTAATAAACTCTGATGGACTATACGTGGATAACAGACCTATGAACAATAAAAGATTAGTAGCACATAAAGGATTATCTAATGAGATAATTTTTAACATACGAAATAAAGACAGAAAACTTCAAAATATAAATTCTGATATATTAAGAGCTATATTAGTGAGGCCTAATACAGGTGAAAGAATATTTTCAAGGTTATTAACTCACACAGGAACTACTGGACAAGTAAAATTAGATATATTAGAAGGAGATCTAACTAATTTAGAGGCTGGATTATATCAAATTTATGTATCTAGAGAAACACCAGAAGGTTTAGAGTTACCTGTATTTACAGATCAGAATAATAATGTTATATTTGATATTGATATAAAAGATCAAACTAAACGAACTCCTGTAGATACACAAACAGCAAATGTTAGTCAATTTATGCAAGTAACAAATACCAATAATGGAGATGACTCTAATGTGTTTGTAACTTCAGCATTTAAAGGAAATCAATCAAGAAACTTTAGTGAATGTTTGCATAGTATTGCAATACATCCTGATACATATACAGGAAATTTTTCAATACAAGCAAGTTGTGTAGAAAATACGCCTAATACAGCAAACAATAGTAGTGATTGGTTTAATGTGGTGAGCAATGTTTCTTTAACCTCAAACTCCACAATATATCACCATACTTTTCAAGTTAATGCAAATTACATAAGAGTATTAAGTGAACCCACAGCAGGAAATATATCGTTAGTACAATTAAGAAATTAATTGACTTTTACATATTTTTCGTGTATAATTAATGCATGGATATAGACTTTTTAGTAGAAAAGGTGCATCGTCTCCTTTTGGATAATCTTCCAATAAGAACTAGTAAAACACCTAGTGGCTGGAACACTATGGATTGCCCAATGTGTACTGATAAAAGAAAACGCGGTGGTTTAATAACAACTGGTGCAAAAATATCCTATAATTGTTTTAATTGCGGATATACAACAGGTTGGGAGCCGAATCCCACACTAGGAAAGAAATATAAAGACTTAGCAACAATACTAGGGGCAGATCAGAAAGACATACATAAAGTAACAATAGAATTAATGAAGTATGCAGAAGAATTAGAAACAGAAAGTACTACAGACTATGTTTATAATTTACAAAAATTTAACACAGAAAAAATTCCTCAAACAGCAAAAGCAGTTGATGACTTACCAGAAGATCATGCTGTAAAGGAATACGCAAGGCAAAGAGGACTACTTGGTCTATATCCACTGCTATACTTTGATGAGAAGTTATACAAGCAGAGATTGGTAGTCCCTTTCACTTATAATAACGAGGTGGTAGGCTGGACAGGAAGGCATATAAGCCCTCCTGACAAACAAACGCCTAAGTACTTACATAAAATGCAACCTGGATATGTTTTTAACATAGATAGATTTGCAGATAGTAAAAGAGAAATTGTAATTGTTACTGAAGGTGTATTTGATGCCATACTGGTAGATGGTATTGCAATACAAGGTAATAGTGTAGGTCCTGAACAGGCACATTTAATAGAAAAGTTAGGTAAAAGAATTATAGTATGTCCTGACAGAGATGAAGCAGGTATAGAATTAATGTTGCAGGCCGCTGAACTAGGGTGGGAAGTAAGTTTCCCGCCTTGGCATGCAGATTGTAAAGATGCCGCTGATGCAGTACAAAGATATGGTAGACTAGCAACCGTAAGCAGTATAATTAAACATGCAACAAATAATAAACTGAAAATAGAAGTAAAGGCAAAAATGTTATGATTGAAAAGTGTAAAAAATTACTCACATTTTGTGTGGGGCATTGGAAAGAAATATTTGTAACATCTATAGGTGTCCATTTATTATGGCATCCATGGCATATTATACAAATACTCGCACCTATATTAGCATGGTTGGGCATTAAATGAAATTATATGTAAACGGTTGTAGTTTTAGCCATGGCCATAAAGACTTTAAAATTAAAGACGGAGTATCTGATATATCTCCAGACTGGGTATGGCCAATGTTACTGAAAGAAAACTTTGAAGAAGTTGTTTCA